TGCCCCGTTCCATAACCAACCCCTCATTATGCGAATGAATCAAATTCGAGAATTGATTGTAACGAATAGCGTGTAATAATGGTCGCGATGGACCGCTCTCTGACTCCGAAGGAAGGAATTGCGCTCGACCTGATATTCGCCCTGCAGGGCGAATCCCGATTCAACCGCGAGCAGACGGCGTTAGGGACGAAGTACAAGTACATTCGCGTCGCGCTGCGTGCGCCCAAGCTTGCGGTGCTTCACGCCGACGTCAACAAGATACTTAAGAAAATGGCAGCCGCAGGGTACGCCCCGTTCGAGATTTGTTCCTTCAAAAAGGACGACCGCTACTGGTGGTACGACAAGTTCCCGACCTCGCTCTCGCGCGAAACAATCCGCAAGGCATGGGACAAATCGGGCATGCGCGGGCTTCAACTGCAATATAGGCGCCTGAAGGCGAAGTACAGGCGAAGTCCTTGATTTTCTTATAGTTGTTTTTCGATTGATGCGGGAGGATCGAACCCGCTTTATCTAGTTGGCTCCTTTTTTTGACGAGGAGCCGCCCGATTGCCAATCAGCGAGATCAAGCAGATCCCGATCGGGAGGCTGCGCCCGAATCCTGCGAATGTCCGCACGCATCCGAAAAAACAAATCGCGGCCCTCGCGCGACTCATTGACCAAATCGGTTTCGTCGTTCCCGTCATCGTCGACGAGCAGTTGATCATCCAGGCAGGCCATGCTCGCATTGAGGCGGCGAAAACGCTTGGCCTCAAAACGGTGCCGGTCGTCATTTTGTCCGGACTAAGCGACGCCGAACGCCGAGCCTATTGCCTCGCTGACAACAAGCTAACAGAGTTGGCCGGCTACGATCGACAAGCACTCGCCATCGAACTGCGTGAATTGACTCCGCTCCTCGAGGAGGCGGGTCTCAGTATCGAATTGACCGGGTTCGAAGCCGCCGAGATCGACTCGATCATGGGCGATCTCTTGGACCCGGAGCAAGACCCGGACGATCAAGTTCCTGAGATCGCAAAAACCGCGGTGAGCCGCAGGGACGACCTGTGGCTGCTGGGCCAGCACCGGCTTCATTGCGGTGATGCCACGGATGCTGCCGGGGTGCACAAGCTCATGCGCAGCAAATGCGCCGCTATGGGTTTTACGGATCCGCCCTACAACGTGCGCATCTCTTCGGTCCAGGGACGCGGCAGGATCAAACATCGCGAATTCGTCACCGCATCGGGCGAGATGCCGCCTGACCAATATACCGATTTTCTAGTGGATGCCTTCTCGCTGGCCGCCAAGCACTCGGTTAATGGCTCGATCCATTACGTCTGCATGGATTGGCGTCATGTTTTCGAGATGCTGGCCGCTGGCAAAGAGGTCTACACCGAGCTGAAAAATTTGGTTGTGTGGACCAAAAGAACGCAGGCCAGGGCACATTTTATCGCTCGCAGCACGAGTTGATCTTCGTCTTCAAGAACGGCGATGCGGCGCACATCAACAATTTCGAACTCGGACAGTACGGCCGAAATCGGTCGAACGTTTGGACATATGCGGGCGTCAACACCTTCCGTGCCGGCCGTCTCGACGACCTTTCCACGCATCCGACCGTGAAGCCGGTCGCCCTCGTCGCGGACGCGATGCGCGATTGCTCTCGCCGCGGCGACATCGTGCTCGATCTCTTCATGGGATCCGGCACGACCATCCTTGCTGCCGAACGCGTTGGCCGGCGCGCCTACGGCATCGAGATCGATCCGCTCTATGTCGATGCGGCGGTGCGCCGCTGGCAGACCTTCACCAAGCGTGACGCCATCCTCCAAAGCACCGGCCAAACCTTCGATGAGGTCGCGTCGGTTCGCAGCAAAGAGGGAAGGCGCCATGGCTAAGCGCATCCGCCGGCGTGCCCGTCGGTCAAAGAGTGATGACTCCGATTCCACTTCAGACGCGCCTTACGAGACGGGGTACGGCAAGCCACCGAAACAACACCAATTCAAGCCCGGTCAATCGGGCAATCCCAGGGGCCGCCCGAAAGGTGCGAAGAACACCGCGACCATAATCGACGAAATTCTTAATCGCAAAGTTCGGGTTCGGACTGGAGACACGGTGCGGAAGATGACCGTGCTCGAGGCCATGCTCACAGGCTTCGCGGACCATGGCCTGAAGGGGGACACGAAATCGGCGGCCTTCCTGTTGGATCGCAAAGAGCGGGCGCAAGCGGCCGGTGACCAGGCGAATATGGAGACAACGCCGGACGAGCAAGAAATCATCAAGTTCTATCTGGAGAAACACAAAACCAAAGGAGACATGAAATGACGAATCTCGAACAGACGTTTCATGACGCGATCTTGCGAACGGACTTCGACGCGTTCGTCCGGCGCTGCTTCATGACGCTCAACCCAGGATTTCCATACCTGCCAAACTGGCACTTACCTGCGATCGGGTATCAACTGGAACGGATTCGGCGTGGTGAGATCACAAGACTGATCATCAACATGCCGCCGCGTCATCTGAAATCCATCACGGTCTCGGTTGCATTCGCGGCGTTCCTCCTCGGGCACGAGCCTTGGCGCAGAATCTTCGTCATCAGCTATGGCAACGAACTCGCATCAAAGCACGCCAGTGATTTCCGTTCGATTGTCGAATCAGCATGGTACCGCCGCGCATTCCCTGCGATGCGGATTGCTCGAAGCTTGCAAGATGAGGTGTGGACCACCAGGCGCGGATTCCGCAAGGCGACCTCGGTGTTCGGAACCCTCACCGGCTTGGGTGGGGACGTCTTCATCATCGATGATCCGCAAAAGTCGGTAGACGCGCAGTCGGAGGCGCAGCGCAACACGACGAACCAATGGGTCTCGAACACGCTGATGTCGCGGCTCGACAGCAAGGAGAAGGGGATCATCATTGTTGTCCAGCAGCGCGTTCATCTCAACGACCTCAGCGGCTACCTCATCGAATCCGGCGGCTGGGCGGTCCTGAGTCTGCCCGCGATCGCGGAGCAAGATGAGACCGTTGCAATCGGTGACAGAGAGTTTCATGAGCGTCGGGCTGGCGAGGCCCTGCACCCCGGACTGGAATCAATCGAGAGCCTTAGAAACCTGCAACGCCAGATCGGGCCTGACGATTTCGCCGCGCAGTACCAGCAAGCGCCCGTACCGCTGGGCGGGGCCATGATCAAGCGGGCATGGCTACGTTATTACGACAAGCTCCCGGAACGGACCTACGGCGTACAAATCCTACAATCATGGGACACCGCCGCTAAAGATGGCGCCCAAAATGATTGGTCGGTTTGCACGACGTGGATGCTGCTGAAGGATCATTATTATCTAATCGATGTCACACGTGGGCGCTACGATTATCCGACCTTGAAAGGAACGGCTTTCGCGCTCGCGCGAAAATATAAACCACACTACGTGCTGATCGAGGACGCCTCCACCGGCATCGCGGGGGCCAAAAGGCCCAACCCAGGTCCCGCGGACACTGATAAGCGGGCGGCCTAGCCGTTGGCTGCTCCGGTCGACCCCGAAGCGGTTGAGGCCGAGATAGACCTGATCCGGTCACTCGGCCTCGAGGCGCTTCGCACGCGCTGGCGCGCAACCTTTGGCCGAACGCCTCCGGCCGGTCTGACCAAGGACATCATGGGGAGGATGCTAGCGTGGCGGATTCAGGAGCAGGCATTTGGTGGTCTCGATCGAGCCACATTGAAGCTCCTCAACGGCTTGGCGAAAGGCGACAATTCCGGACTCGAACGCAAGCGGCACCTCAAGGCCGGTACGGTCCTCATTCGTGAATATCGAGGCGAGCGGCATACCGTCACCGTGGTCCCCGACGGATTCCTCTGGCAAGGGACCACGTACGGGAGTCTTTCAACCATCGCCCATCAAATCACTGGCACCAAATGGAACGGCCCACGCTTCTTCGGCCTCCGGATGGCTGGTAACGGCGCGGACGAAGCGGGCGCCAATCCGTCGCCGGCCGGTACTAAGAAGGCCGAACGCAGCCGCCCCGCCGGCCTGCGCGGCGCCAAGGTTCAGCCCCGTCGAGGTTGAGTCATGGACACGCCAGTCAGGAAGCTCGCCCACTGCGCGATCTACACCCGCAAATCGACCGAGCATAACCTCGACCTCGAGTTTAACTCGCTCGACGCCCAGCGGGAGGCCTGCGCGGCATACATAAAGAGTCAGGCGCACGAGGGCTGGCGCCTGATCCACGACCGCTATGACGACGGCGCGTTCTCCGGCGCCTCACTCGATCGACCTGCCCTCCAAAACCTTCTTGCCGATGTTCGGTCTGGCAAGATCGACGTCATCGTCGTCTACAAGGTCGACCGTCTGACCCGATCGTTGGCGGACTTCGCCAAACTGGTCGAGCTCTTCGATCAGCATTCCGTATCATTCGTCTCGGTCACCCAGCACTTCAACACGACGAGCAGTATGGGCCGCCTCACGCTCAACGTGCTGCTCTCATTCGCCCAGTTCGAGCGAGAGCTGATCGGCGAGCGGGTGCGCGATAAGATCGCTGCCTCGAAACGCAAGGGAATCTGGGTCGGAGGGCCGGTCCCTCTCGGCTACGTGAGCATCAACAAGAAGCTCGTTGTCGCGCCCGAGGAAGCCGAGACAGTTCGCACGATATTTCGCCGGTATCTGGAACTCGGGTCGATACGCGTTCTTATCCAGGATCTCGATCGCCGCGGCATTCGGACCAAGCGGCGCGCAGGCAACAATGGCCGCACCACCGGTGGGATACGGTTCAGCGTCGGCCCTCTTGCCCATCTCCTGCGAAACCGATTCTACGTCGGTGAAGTCGTCTACCGCGGGAAGATCCACCGCGGAGAGCATAAGCCCATCGTGGATGAGGCCCTTTTCGAGGCCGTGCAGGCGAAGCTCGCTGCTGGTGCCGCTGCTCGGCGGGTGCAGCACAGAGGCTCTCCCGCGATCCTTGCGCGCCGGATCTTCGACGACCGTGGCAACCGGATGACCCCAACGCACACGAACAAATGTGGCGCGCGCTACCGCTACTATGTTTCCCACACGATTCTGCAGCAGCGAAATAACGAGGCGGGCAGCGTCGCTCGCGTGCCGGCACCGGACATCGAAACCGTGGTGGTTAAGACGGTGCGCGAGCGTTTCGGAACCGATCCCAATGGTGCGCATCCGATTACTGCACATGACCGCGATTTAATTGAGCGTCACGTTGAACGTGTCGTTGTCAAACCAGAAGCGATCGAAATCCGCCTTGCTGGGGAGGGCGGCCGGCCAGAAGGAGAAAGTCGAGATAACGGAAGCAGCCCAAAAGCTGGCGGTCAATCGGCCATTACCATTACCGTGCCTTGGTTGGGGACGGCTCCGCCAGGGGTCAAAGGCATTCTCTATTCCCCGTTGTCGCCGCCGACGATGAGCTCGGAAAGCCGCGATGTATTGCTTGCCGCGATCGCGAAGGCACGGAGCTGGATCGATGATCTCATGGAAGGTCGCGCCGCCTCCTTCGCCGAAATCGCCACGCGAGAAGGCCGGGTCGACCGTCATGTACGTTTTCTGGCGCCTCTTGCCTTCCTCTCGCCCCGCATCATCGCGGCGATCGTCGATCGCCGTGTGCCGCCTGATACCACGGTGACCAGGCTCGCGAAGACGCCAACCCATTGCTGGACGGAACAGGAGCGGCTGTTTGGACTGCCACGTTCGTGACGTGTGGGCTGTCCCTGCCCGACTTGTGAAGATTCGTGCAAATTGTCATGAGTTACGGCACAGCGTCAGGCTCATAACCAGTCGTAGGGTAAATCCTACCCCCGCAACCAAAAAAAGCCCGCAAATCAGCCCCTTACGTGCAGTTTGACCGGCATTTTCATGTGACGGGCACGGTTCGCGCGGTGCGACACCGACCGCCCCGCCGTGAAGGGTTGCCCGCACCGATTTGAGCACCTACGTTCTTGACTGCTAACCCGCTCATTCGCTAATCAGCGAATCGGCTTGCCAACACGGAGTTCTCATGAGCCTGGACATGTCATCGTTCGGGAGCGCCATCGCGTCCGGACGCAAGAAAAAGGGACTGAGCCAGAAAGAACTGGCCGCAAAGATCACAAAGGAGGATGGGGAGGCGATAACGCCACAGTATTTGAACGATATCGAGCATGATCGCCGCAAACCGTCCTCCGATCATCTCGTGAAGCAATTCGCCCGCGTCCTGGGTATCGACGCGGAAGCCCTCTATGCGGTGATTGGAATGCTGCCAGAGCAGGAACGGAAGCTGGTTCGGAAAGCCACCCCCGACCAAGTCGGTCAGGCCTTCTATGCCTTTCGCCGGTCGCTGGGGGACAAATCAGGAAACAAGTGATGCGTTACATCCGTGACACGGTGCATGGATTCCGGGAACGCCCCCACTACGACGAGGCGGAGCTCGACACCATGTTCGAAAAGGCGGTTACGGATTTTCTGCGGAACAAGCATGGCGAAGCGAAGTTCCCTGTCTCGACCGATGAAATCACGACCCTGATCGAGCAGGAGGTCGCCGATCTCGACCAGTACGCCGACCTTTCCTGCTACGGCCAGGGCGCGGAGGGCATGACGGAATTCCCGCGCAGGGGGAAACCGTGCGTGTCGATTTCAGAATCGGTGCACCGCTACGAAAACCGGCTGCGCACCACCTTGACCCACGAATACGGCCATGTCCGCCTCCACGCCTATCTTTTCGCCCTGGAACACCGTTCGATTCCCCTCGGCCCGAACCGGAAGCCCAACGCCATCTACTGCATGCGCGATTCCATGCTCCCCATCGGCAAGAGGGACTGGATGGAATGGCAGGCGGGCTACGCCTCCGGCGCGGCGTTAATGCCAAAAAGTTACGTGACGAAGACCGTCGCCGAGGTGCAGCACCGCCTCGGCATCTATGGGCCGGTCACGCCTGAGTCGGGCAACGGCAAGGCGCTCATCGCCGCCGCCGTCTCGGGCTTCGCAGGGTCG